TCGGTGCTCACAGAGGAGAAACACCATGCCAGACAACGACATCGAGAAGAAAGACCGCACATTCGCGGCATTCATCGACGCGCACGCGATTTGCTTTGAGGCGCAATGGATCCCGTTCCGTTTTCCGGTAGAGAGTGAAAGCGATTGGGGCAAAGAAGCCTGCCACTTCGCTGTTACCCTACGGAAGGGACCGTTTGGGCCGATCCTTTGGCGCGGCTGCTATTCAATGGGCGGCGGCCATATCGAGGCGTGGGCAAATAGTAGCGCCAAGCTTCGTCGACGCTTCCTTTTGCCGCTGCATACCCTAAGGCTGTCCCCCCGCACGATTGATGCGGAGACGGCGCACAAGGCCCTGCGTAACGCTTTCCTGATCGCGGCGCCGATCGAACTAACGGACCTCCTCGCGTCCCTGCAAGCTGATGCGCGTGCACTCGAAACCACGTTCACCGACTGGTGCGGCGACCTTGGCGAAGACTTGGACAGCCGCCGCGCGTTGAGTTCTTTTGAAGCGTGCCAGACGGTAGGAATTAACCTGCGCAAGGGGCTGGGATGGACAGCCTTCGCCGAGTTCATGGCGTGCCAAGAATGACCTACGCCCTTGAACACTTCGACGCCCTGCGATCCGTGCAGGGCGTCGGCATCGCGCTACTCGTGTTTCTCGCCCTCAAACTCTGGAGCAACCCGCAATGAACCCGGCACCGATCATCTACATCCCAGGCTCTCAGGCCGACGCCATGGGAGGCGACAACCTTCAGAGGTTCGCCGATCTCCTTTCCACGATAGCAGGCGAGGTTGTCGAGGTGCATACCTACGGGCCGACCGTCTACCACGGACGTAAGCGCTTCATCGGCGCGCCGGGCGACGTGATAGCCGCGACGGCCGCGCTGAACTGGCAGGTTAAGCCGACGCCTGCCGAGTAGCCTGCGCTCCGGTTCCGCCCGCCCAGGGCGGAACCACCCCATGCGCCCGGTATTCTTCCGCGAGGCGCCGAGCTATCTCCAGCCCTTCCATCTCTTCTCGTTCCAGGGGCGCCGCGCGCCGATTGCTGGCGGGCCCCACCATCCGCGGATTGCGCTTGGCAGCGATGCCCTTCAGCGCCAGCTCCAGCAGCACCGGCTCCGGCCGCCACTCCTCGCCTGCTGAGGGCGCTTGAACCGCGTGCTGGGTCCAGCGCTCGCCACGGAGCCAGCCTGCGGGCATCTTCAGGTATTCCCCAGGCTCGCTCTTGGCATAGCCGAGTGCGCCTGAAATCACCGTCTCCGGGTCCGTCTTGGCGATGCCCTTCTGCTTGCCTGTGCAGATGGCCTTGAAGATGGTGCGGCACGCCGGCTTGTCGGTCTTCCGGGCGCCATCGGGGTATGCCTTCCAGAACCGCTCAAAGGCGAGGTCGATCGGGGCTGAGGGATCTTCCTTCTCTGCCTTCTGGCTTTCTTCCTTCTGAGGATCTTTCCCCTGAAACAGGTCAGGCTCAGAATGAGCCGGTATCTTTTTACAGGGTTCATTTACAGGGTTAAGATCTCTTACAGGGTTAGTGTCCAGATTTTGGACACGGCCCGTGTCCAGATTTGAGACACGCTCATGTCCAGATTTTGGACACGGCATCTCAAATCCAAGGATGTAGCGGGTCGCTGTGCCAAGTGTGCCGGGCTGGCGCTCTATGTGGCCGGATTGCTCCAGTGCGGCCAGATGGGTGTTCAGCGACGAGCGGCATATCTCAACATGCTCAACCAACCACTCCTGGGAGGGGAAGCACCCATGGATCGGGTTGTGGCAGTCGGCGAGGTAGAAGAGGATGATCTTGGCAACGGGCTTCAGTCCGCGCTGCTCCAGCGCCCAATTTGTCGCCTTGTGGCTCATTTTCGGCTTCCTACTTGAAGCCCGATCCGCGTTGCCCTATAGTCAGGGCGCGGCGCAACCGGGCTGGGTTGCGTTTTCCTAGGGCCGGGTCGAGAGGTGAAGCTCTCCCCGGCCCATCTACTTTCCCCCCAAGACGGTTCTGTGTCAACCGAACTGAAGGGCATCCTGGGGCTCCGGGGCCTGCCCTTCATCGACATCCCCGACGTGGTTGTAAGCGAGGTCGCACTCGGCGTGCACGGTCGTCACAGGGCCGCCGCGGTTCTTGAGCACGCCAATCTCCAGCTTACCCACAGCCCGGCGCTTATCTTCATACCAGTCGCCGATTTTCTTGCTGTCCGAGGGCGTGGATTGGCGCTCAAGGTAATATTCATGGCGGTAGGCTGAGAGGATTACGTCGGCATCCTCCTCGATTTCTCCACTCTGCCTGAGGTCGGACAGACGCGGCCGCTTGTCGTCGCGCTCTTCCACTTGGCGGTTGAGCTGGGAGAGGACAAGGAAGGGGCAGTCCATCTCCAGGGCGAGGCTCTTGATGGTCTTCGACACAATGCCCACGGCGTCGAAGGCTGAGCGCGCCTTGGGCACCGACACGAGCTGCATGTAGTCTACCACCACCAGCGCCGGCCTGATGTGCTTCGCCGCCTGCCGCAGCGCCATGGTCAGGCGCGGCAGCTCACGAAACTCCCGAGCGATGAAGCGGAACGGCAGCTCCTCGTATTCCTTCGCCACGTCGATCATCACGCGGGCCTGGGCCTCGTCCATCTTCCCGTTCATCAGGTCGCGGTAGGATGCCAGCACGCCGCGCTGGTGCATCAGTTGGCTGATCGAGCGGATGGTGACGTCACGCGATGGCATCTCCAGCGACGGCATCAGCACCGGATCCCCGCGCATGGCCGCCTTGTTGGCGATGTTCAGGGCGATGGCCGTCTTGCCCATGCTGGGGCGGCCTGCCAGCACATAGACCCAGCCTGGGCGCAAACTGCCTAGCACCCCGTCCAGCGCCTTCAAGCCGGTCGATACGCCCGGCGGAGTGCCTTCCATGTAGGCGCTATTAATGCTTGCCACGGCGTCGATCAATCCGCGCCTGAACGTGGTGGTCATGGGCACCGCCGATGATGCTGCCAGATTGGCCGCAATTCGGTCTTCCAGTGCGCTTGCGATCGACGGCACAGTGCCGCCCTCCGATGAGCATACCGCCGTGCTGGCGTCCTGTAGCGCCTGGGCTAGGTCGCGCCGGCTCCACAGCTCCATGATGCCGCGCGCATGGTCCTTGACGGCAGATAGCTGCACCGCCGCACCAGCGAGCCGCATTAGGTATCCGACGCCACCCAGCTTGGCGATGCCCTCGTCGTCCTGCATGGCAAACCTGAGGGTGACGGGGCTTGCTACCTCCCCATCGGTCACCTTTGCCTGTGCCACCCCGAAAATGCGCGCATGGGTGGGGTCATAGAAATGGGATGCCTGTAACTCCCCGCAGCGCAGAAGGGCGTCGTTGTTGAGCAGGACGCAGCCCAGGAGGTTCTGCTCCAACTCGACGTTGAACAGGTCGCTCATTCCGACACATCGGAGAACAAGCCCGCCTCCCCGTTGATGCGGTCGCGGGCGAGGGCGGCATATGCCGGGTTCAGCTCGCAGATGATGGCGTCACGCTGGAGCCGGTCGGCGACGAGGGCGGTCGTGCCGGCGCCGCCGAACGGGTCAAGGATCGTCTGCGGGATCGGCTCGTGCGCGGGGCAGGCGCAGGATGGCGCCCAGCCCGTTGTTGTGGTGGTGGTGAGCATCCGCGGCATGTCGGCGTCCATTCGATCGGTGCATCCGACCTTGGCCCGCCCCGAGTGCCGCGCCGGGTCTTTTGTGCGCTCGGTTTCCGTCTGCCGCACCCACGGCGCCCCGCAATGCGGGCACTGGCCGCGCTCACTGCTCCCCGCCTTGATGCACGTCTCGGCGAGGGCGGGCGGCATGGTGGCAAAGTGCGCGCCGCTGTAGGGTTGCGACGGGATCGACCAGACAGAACGGCGGTTCGCGCCTATAGCTGACGAACATATCTTGCTGAGGTCATGCGCAAGCGTTTGCCCACCTGGGCCATCAGACCATTTATGGGTGTCTGATCTTCCTCTACTTGCCCTCGCAACACTATCTGGCGCATACGGCTCCCGAATCGCATCAGCGTCGTAGAAATACCGGGCGCTCTTGCTCAGGAGAAAGACGTATTCGTGCCCCTTGGTGCAGCGGTCGGTGACGCTCTCCGGCATCGGGTTGGGCTTGGCCCAGATGATGTCCTGCCGCAGATACCAGCCGTCCGCCTGTAGGGCGAAGGCTACGCGCCACGGGATGCCGATGATGTCTTTATGCTTAAGACCTTCCGGGGCCTTGGCGGAGTGCGCGCTCGTGCTCGGCTTGTAGGTCTCCTTCACAGCCGCCTTGCGCTCGTCGCTCGCATTCCAGACGCCCTTACCGCTGCCCGCGTAGCTGTCCCCGAGATTGAGCCAGCACGTCCCGTCGTCGCGCAGCACGCGCTTAACCTCGCGGAACACCGCCACCATCTCGGCGACATAATCCGCAGGCGTCGGCTCAAGCCCTATCTGCCCGTCGTGGCCGTAGTCGCGCAGGCCGAAGTAGGGCGGCGAGGTGACGCAGCATTGGACCGAGCGATCCGGCAGGGTCGCCAGCGTCTCGCGGCAGTCGCCTGTGATAACGCGCACGCTCATCGGTTGCGCACCGGGCCGCGCTTGCCGCGGAACCATGTGTCCCACACCTTGGGCGCCGGCTTGCGCTTCTCCCCGTAGAGCACCTTCACCTTGCCCTTGGGCAGGCGCAGCACCTTGTTCTCGCGGGGCAGGATGGTGAGCGGGATCCAGAGGCCGAAGCACTTCTCCAGCACGACGAAATATTCCTCGCCATCATCCCATATGAACCGGTAAACCCGGCGCAACCCCGTCTCGCTGGCCGGCTGGCGCATCACGTATCGGCACCAGTCGTCGGCATCCTCGACGGACGCGATGATGCGGCGGAAGAGGTCGTGCGGGTCTACATCGGACCCAATACGCTCCCGCACCCGAAGAGCGAAATGCTCATGGGCGATCCTCTTGTCGTTGTAGGCCATCTGTCTCCTCCGATGCGGTGAAGGCGCCCCGGCGCATCCCCATGGCGAAGTGCTGGGGATCGAGAAGCGCACACTGGTAGTCCCACAAGGCCAGCGCGTCGGCCTCGTCTTCGTCCTTGGTCTGCCAGCCGCGCCACTGGCACTTCTCGATGACGGCTTTCTTTGCCGCCGCCCGCTTCTGCCCGCCATGCCCGACGAAGTGCTTCCTGACCGTGGCAGGCGTTACCATGTCGGCCACCCGCACGCCCTTGTTGGCGCTGGCGATGTAGGCCGCCGCCCGGTAGCCGAAGAGTGGCATGAGGGTGTTGGCACGCTGGCCTTGGCCGACGAAGGGCGCCTCGCAAACCATGAGCGTCACAGCCTTGGCGTCGATCAGTCTCGTCACGATCTGGCACATCTCCAGAAAGCGGCGCTCGTCACGGGCGTCATGGATGGTGAAATGACCGAAGGCAACCGGGCCGCAAGGTTTCCCCGCGGCCCAGCCAGTCCTACGCGCTAGGTCTAGCGCGAGCACGATCACAGTTGGTCGGCGGCCTGATGGTCGACGGTTTCCGGCTTCTTCGCCGGCTTGCGAGTGCGCTGGAATTGCTGCGCCGCCGCGAGGCCGACGACGTTGGTATCCTCCGGCTCCGGGGTGGGCTCGGGGGCGGGCTCCTTGTCGAAGTCCATCTCCTGGGTGCTCTCCTGCGCCCACACGGGACGCATGATGCCGAAGAGGCTGTCCAGGCTGCGAATGATGTCGTCACGCTTCTCCGCCGTGAGCCGATCGAGCCGGGCGGCGAAACCGAGGGCCGTCTTGTTCAGCTCGGTCTTTTCGGCGACATCGGCGAGGGCCTGACCCAGCTCCTCCGTGATGTTGTGCTTCCGCTCGTTCATCCCCCGTCGTGCACGGTAGAATTCCCGCACTATGTCTTCCATGGGCACTCCTCCTTTTTTTACCCCGCAGGGCGGTTGAAAATCTGCTCGGGAAACTTGAAGCCGATGCGCTCTGCCAGCGCTATAAACTCGGCCTTGGTCGAGGCGTTGAGATGCCCCCTGCTCTTGTTGACGTAGAGCTGAGCGCGGCTGACCGGCACCGCCTTCATCACCTCCTGCACCCCGCCAGCCGCGTCGTAGAAGTCCTGAATGAGGCTTCGGCGCTCGGATAGCAGGATAAGCGGGCGGATCTTCCGGGCGCCATCCAGTTGCTCTTGAGTGAGGCGCCGGCCTAGCCCCTTGGCCCGAAGCAGGATCCGGAAGTCGTGCCGAGGGTCCGGCAACTTCCCTTCCTTCTCCGCCCGAGCGAGGGCAATCACGCTTTCGCCGAGATCGAGCGCCATCTCGGCGGTCGTCGGCCACAGGCTCCACACTCTTTCTCGTATTTTCATGGGCTTACTATGTAAGATCATTCCGGTTGGGTCGAGCGAAATTTTTCTCTTGAAAACCTCGCCGGTAACGTAGATATATCTAACACGCGGAAAAAGCAACCCGTGTTAGATTATGGGGCCTGCATGGACATCAAAGACCTACCCGCCGATGGGGTAGTCCGAGAGGACGGCGCCTACCGCATCCCGATCGAGGACTACCATCGCCAAGCAATTTGCCCCGGCAAGAGCGTGTCGTCGAGCGGCCTGAGGACGATTGAGCTACAGTCGCCGGCCGACTTCTATGCCTTCTCGGAGCTTAACCCGGAGCGCGAGGAGAAACCGGAAACCGACGCGCTCACGTTCGGCAGGGCGGCACATGCTCTGCTCCTGGGCGACGAGATCTTCGAGGATGGTTTCGCTGTGGTGCCAGAGGGTGCACCGCCGCGCCCGCTGAAGTCTCAGATCAATGCTCGGCTGGCCGGCGGCAAGCTGACATCGAGCGCCGACGAACGGTTCTCGTTCTGGGATCCCTTTGACGAGGCGGCGCGCGGCAAGACGGTAGTGCGCGAGGCCGACATGCGGACGATCGGCAAGATGTCGGCGGCGCTGGCGGTGCACCCCCTGGTCGGCCCCCTGTTCATCGGCGAGCCGGAGGTTTCGCTAATCTGGCAGGATTGGAAGACGGGCGTATGGCTGAAGAGCCGGCCGGACATGCTGCCTGCCATGGGCGACATCCGCGCCGACCTGAAGACGACGAATGACGCCAGCCTGCGGGCAGTCATGCGCGACATCTCGAAGCGAGGCTACCACATGCAGGCGGCGCTTGCCGACATCGGCTGCGAGGTCTGCCTTGACCGGCAGATTGCGACCGACGTGCTGGTCTTCATCCAGAAGACGGCGCCATACCACGTCACCCCGGTCGAGATTAAGCCCAACGCCATCCATTGGGCGAAGGTGCGGCTGCGGCGCGCGATCGACACGTTCGCTGCCTGCGTCGAGGCCAACGTGTGGCCCGGCTACACCGATGGCGTGCCTCAGTATGACATTCCATCGTGGGAGGAGGAGATGCTGGCCGCCGAGCAAGTGGCCGGCACCCTGCCGCGGGGCTTCTACGCTGCCGACGACATGCCCGAGCCGGATCCGGTGGTAGACGCCATCCTGAGAGGAGAACCGCCGACGTGAGGCACCGCGAGCACCTGTCAGTCATCCGCGCCGTGGCCCGCAATCCCCGCTTCCCCATCGCCACGGACGGCGAGCTGAGGGCGGCGGAGAGTGCTGGCTTGCTGGTGCTCGTGGCTACACCTCGCGCTCACTGGCAGATCACGCCTGCCGGGGACCGCTACTTTGATGACCCATCACCCGCCGACGAAGGAGAACAGTTTTGAGCGAGACTACCGAAATCGCACTTCTGCCCGATCCGATCACTCCGGCCATCTTTCAGGAGGCGGGGCGGCTTGATGCCATCCTCGCCGAGATCAAGGCCAAGGTGGACGCCTTCGAGGTTGATGCGACCACGGCTTCCGGCAGGAAGGATGCCACTTCGTTCGCCTACAAGATCACTCGATCCAAGACCGCACTCGACGAGGCAGGCGCCAAGCTGGTCGAGGAGGCCAAGAAGACGGTCGCCGAGGTGGACGCCGAGCGGAGGCGCGTCCGTGGCGCGATGGATGCCATGAGGGACACTGTGCGTGCACCCATCGAGCGGTGGGAGGCACAAGAGGCGGAGCGGGTAGCCCGGTTGAACGAGCGGCTGGCCGCGCTTGCGGCGCCAAACGTCTTCGGCTGGGCCGCCGCCGACATCAAGCGGGTGCTGATCGAGGCCGAGGGCGTGCGGCTGGATACATCGTGGCAAGAGCGCTTCGATGACGCCAAGGCCGCCAAGGAAGCGCTGGTAGCCTTCCTTACCGAGCGGCTGGAGGAGGCGCGTGCCCGGGAGGAAGCGGCGGCGGAGCTTGATCGGCTTCGGCAGGCGGCGGCGGAGCGGCTGAAGGCCGACCAAGAGGCGGAGGTAGCGCGCAGGGCCGCGGAGAAGGCCGCCGAGCGGGAGAAAGCGGAGCAGGAGCGCCAGAACCGCGAGGAGGCAGCGCGGGCGGCGGCGGTAGAGGCGGCGCGGGAGCAGGCCAAGCGGGAGGAGGCCGAAAAGGTCGCCCAGGCGGAGGCTCGGCAGCGCCATGCGGAGCAGCAGGCGGAGGAGGCCAAGGCGGCGGCGGCCCGAGCGGCGGAGGAGGCCACTCAGCGGGAAAAGATCCGGGCCGCACAGGCTATGGAGGCGGTGCGCGCCAAGGAGGAGGCCATGCTCGCCCAGAAGCGGCGGCAGGCGGCGCTTAGGAAGGCCATTGCCGCCGGGCTGGAGGCCGAGGTGACCGGGCTTAGCGCTGGTGCCGCGGATGCCGTTGCGGCCGCAATCATCGCGGGCAAGATCCCCCATGTGAAGGTGACGCTGTGAGCTTGGTCGACACCGCCGACGCACAATGGACGAAGGTGATCGAGGAACATCGGCATCTGATCGTCGCCCAGATCATGGCGGGCAAGAAGGTGAATTGGGCGAGGTATGACGCCACGGTCCTGATCCAGTCGGGACACATGATGCTGGCGGCGGCTGAGGAGGGGCAAAATGGCTAATGACCTGATGATCGGCTTCAAGCGGGAGATCAGCACCCTTCTGCCGACCATGGGCCTGTCGAAAGACATCCCCGTAGAAAAGATGGAGAGTGCGCTCGTCATCGCGGCCAACAAGAACCCCAAGCTGCTGCTGGCCGATCGGGCAAGCCTGTGGCAGTCAACGCGCCAGTGTGTCGCCGATGGCCTTCTGCCGGACGGGCGGGAGGCGGCCCTGGTCATCTTCAAGACCAAGAAGGAAAATGCATGGGTCGACGCCGTGCAATATATCCCGATGGTTTTCGGGTTGCGCAAGCGGGCGCTCAACTCCGGCGACGTCAAGGACATCCGGGCCTATCTGGTCTATGAGGGCGAGTGGCAGAACGGGCGCTTCGAGATGATCGCTGGCGACGAGGAAGCCATCATCCACAAGCCCATCATCGACGGCGCCCCGGGCGAGCCGGAGCGCGGCAAGGTCATCGGCGGCTACGCGGTGGCGGTGCTGAGGGACGGAAGCTACGTGCGCCAGTGGCTCCCCCTGTCGGACATCGAAAAGCGGCGCCGGGCGGCACCAAGCCAGCGCGTGTTCACCGAGAAGGGTGGTGCACCCAAGGTGTCCGACGTGCCGCTCGGCGTGTGGGCTGACTGGTGGGACGAGCAGGCCCTCAAGACGCTCGTGCGGGCCGTGAGCAAGAAGCTTCCCCTGTCGAGTGACGACATGCGCGCCGTCATGGAGAGTGACCGAGACTTCGAGCCGAGCGCGCCGGCAGCGCAGATTGCCCAGGCGCCGACGACACTGAAGGAACGGCTCCTCGCTGAGCAGGCGGCACATGCGGTCGAGAACACCTCTCAGGAGGTCGAGGAGGCGGAAACGGTCGAGGAAGATGACGGGGTAATCGACGAATACGATGCCGCCGTCGCCTTCGCCATGGCGCCGGAATTCGAGGAGGGAGTGCAGGCCGCCGCCGCCGGCAAGGAGGAGAAAGACTGCCCCTACCACAAGAACCCGCTCCTGTCTCACTGGCTTGGCGGTTTCAGGGGTGCGAAGGAAGCCAAGAAGTGACCGGTGAGATGGCGTGTCCAAAGCCTACCAAGGTGCGGAGTGCTGCGCTGCGGTTGAGCGCCAAGGGGCAGTCGTGCACTGTCAGGCTACCGGGCATCTGCAATCACGATGCCGCTACGGTCGTGCTGGCGCACCTACCCGGCCACGGCAAAGGCATCGGCACCAAGGAGAGTGACCTGCACGCTGTCTATGCCTGCTACCTCTGCCACAACTACATCGACGGTCGGCGGAGGGCTGGGCCGCAAGTCCTCGGCGATGCTATAGTTCTCGACGCCATGCTGCGCGGCCTTTCCGAAACCCAAGCCCGCATGGTCGAAGCCGGGCTTATCACCGTGAAGGGGTATGACCGATGATCGAGCCTAACGACATGATCCCCCGAGGCGCCGACCTGACCGAGGCCGACATCGAGCGGCTGGCCGACGACGCCATCGAGACGCAGCGGTGGTGCTTCTCCAACTCCGTGAAGCTGCCGGAGACGCGCCGGCAGATCGTCCGCACGATGATGAAGCGGCTCGGCAAGCTGGCGCTCCTGCTGATCTTCCTTCCGCTGGTGCCGGCCGATGGCAAGGCGCTGAACGTTGCCGGCGAGCCGGAGGTTACCTCAGGCTTCACGCTCGAAGATGTGGGTGACTGCGCCCCGCACGGAAAGGCACTCGTGCCAAACGAGGCGCGGCTTCTGATCGTTCTCTACAACAGTGACCACAAGCCGACGATAGGAGTGTGGATTATCAATGAGGAGTGGTTCATCACGGCAACCAAGGGCGACGAGCTGTGCCTCACCGCTGCTGGTGGGTCATCGGTGGTCTACCTGGGGAAGGAGTGAAGCGATGGCTGACTTCGACGTGCTCCCGAAGGACGAGCGCGAGGCGCTGGCGCGGCTGCTGGCCGAATATCTGTGGTGCGATCCGACAAACCTTGACCGCACATACCGGCTTGTCGACCGCATCCTCGCCGCCGGCTACACCCGAGGGGACAGCGCGGCCATGCGGGAGGCGCTGGTGAGCGCGCGGGACGCGATCATCTATGGCGTGTCGGGCAACCCGCTTGCATACCGGCGCAAGCGCGCCAACACCGCTCTCGCCCGGATCGACGCTGCCCTCGCCGGCCCCGCCCCGGAGCCGGCCGCGCCAGACTACAGCGGGCGGAACGAATACATGACGCTCCAAGATTACCGGTCAGGAGATCGCTTTCCTGGAATGCCCGCCCCGGAGCCGGTCGCCAATGAAGGGTGGACGCCACTGAAATACGCGCGGCAGTTGGCTGCTTCCCTCTCCGCCAAGCATTTCCCCGAGGTGCCGCAATGGGAGCCGATGTCCGATCTCATGGGGCTCCTGAGCCAGATCGACAACATGACGACGGCACTCGTCCGCGCCCCGGAGCCGGTCGGGCCCGTGGTGACGAAGGCGGAGATCAAGGGGGACAGCGCGGCCATGCGGGATCTTGCCGGACGAGCCCTGCGCCTCTTTGACACGCTGCGCACGGACGACCCGCACGAGCAGTTTGACGATGCCGGACATACCGTGCTCGACGCGCTGATCCACGAAGCCGATAAAATCCGCGCCGCCCTCGCCCTCCCCGCCCCGGAGCTGGTCGCGATGACTGACTTCGGAATGTCCGGCTATGTAAGTCGAGAAGACCGCGAATATGACAGGCGCCAGCAGGAGGCTTTGGAAAATCTCGGCGGCATAAGTCTGGAGCAGCACGAGGCCGAACTAACCGCCCTCCGCGCAGCCCTCGCCCTCCCCGCCCCGGAGCCGGTCGCGCCCGTGGTGGACGCACATGCCGACGAGATACAGCGGCGCGACGACGCCTTGGCCGAGAGCGCAGAGCGAAACCGCGCGCTCATCGCCGCCATCGCCGAGCGGGACGCCGTGATTGCGGAAGCGCGGGGGGCACTGGAACGGAATGGCCGGTGGGTGTGCTCGCCGGAGTGCTCCGACAAAATCGCCCCGGAGCCGGTCGCGATACAGGACAGGCAGCAAGCGGATGCGCTGCGCGGGCCGGTCGCGCCCGCGGTGACGGAGGCGATGGTGGAGGCTGCGATGACCGCAGGCGGGTTTCATGGCGACAGGATGCGTGAGTTGCTGCCCCTGGCAATCGAGGCCGCACTACGGGAGGCGGGGCGATGAGTAACGTCAACCTAACACCGGCGCAGATGGAATTGTTCCGGTTGCTTGGCTGCCCGTCGTTCAATCGAGACGCCGAAATCCTCGCCCTCCGCGCCCAGGTCGCCGCACAAGCCGCCATCATCGCGGAGGCGCGGGAGGCGCTGGGGCGCATCAACGGAGAACTGCTTTACGGGACCGCATGGCAGGTTATCCCGACCGGCGATCCCGGCATCGACATTCGCGAGGTAGCCCGCGCCGCCCGCGACCACATAGACGCCATGAAGGGAGGGGCGGATTGACCCGCACCGTCCTCAACGGTCGCGCCCATCCCGTGGTCCTGACGCCGGAGAACTGCACCCGCGACGGGTGGGGGTGGCACGATGGCGTCGCCTGGGATGATCTAGACTGGGCCGCCGCCGTCTATCAAAGGGACAGCCTCCTCGGCGTGCTTCGGGGTGCCGTTGACCGGCACATCTTGGTTCCGCACAAGGACAAGATCACGATGAACACGCGCCACCGTATCCGGGGCAAGCGATGGACCATCACGGGGCTGCTGCCAGGGAAGGTGGAAAGATGAGCGAGACGCGACTTAATCCGCTGACAGATTGCGGATCGGCGATCTGTGAACTCATTATCGAGCGGCAGCACGCCGAGATCACCCGCCTCCGCGCCGATGTTGCCACGCTGCACGGCGTAGCGGACGAACGTGATGCCATCATTGCGCTGCGGGACGCCGTGATTGCGGAAGCGCGGGCGCAGCTCGCCCGCATACACGGGGCTGCTGCCGTGACCTCCGCCCTGTGGCGGCCGATTGAGACTGCGCCGAAGGACGGGCGGCGGGTTGACCTATGGGTGCTCGACACCGCCGGGAACGGCTATCGCTACCCCGACGCCGCCTATGGTTTCGTGAGGGGAAGAATGGGGTGGACGGACGCGAACAATCACGGCGCGCTTGAGCCATATGTCAGGCCGACGCACTGGATGCCGCCCCCCGATCCGCCTCGGGAGATCAGGAATGATGGCTGAGGAAAACCGAAACCACCCGCCTGGATGCGCGATGCGCGACCGATGCCGGCGGATGGAGGATGGCGCGCAGGGCATGATGGTTGTCGTCCGGCAGGTGCTCACCGACGCGCGCGAGCGCCTGACCTACCTGCGCGGGGAGGAGGCGGGGCTGCTGTATGCGATTGCGTCGGCCAAAGCCGACATCCCCGCCTCGGAGCCGATCGCGCCCGTGGTTCTGTTGCCGTGACCGAGCGCGCCGAGCAAATTGCCGACACGCTCGCGGTTACGGCGGAGTCCGCGCGCAAGGCTGGGCGAAGGCGCGCGTTGAGGTCACCCGCGGCGGCACATTCCGGGTTTGAGGTCGAGGCCGAGGGGGATAAGGTCGTGCGTCCCGCTTTTGGGACGGGGAGGGGAAAATGAGCGAGCCGGTTTGCGCTGTCATGGGCGTGGTTGCGGGGCACCCGTCCGCCTGCGGCGACTGTGACCCGTGCGGCGCTGCGGACAGGGTATCGGAGCCGGTGAAGCGACTGATCGCCGAGCTTCGCGAGTGGATGGATAAATACGCGGCGGAGGCGACCGACTTTGACGCCTACCGTGCCGCCCCGTGCCCGTGCTGCGGCGAGGTTACGGGGTGACCCGAGGCCCCTAACCCGCCGCCACCCCGCAACCGGGAGAGACAGATGAGTGAGCCAACTATCAACCTCAGGAGACTGACTATGCAGAAGACTTTGGGCCGCATTGCGGCAATCGCTACCGGCGTCCACCTCGCCCTTGCCTGCTGGGTGTTCACCGGATCCACCGTGAACGCCTGGAGCCTGTCCTCGCTCTTCGGGGGCCGGACCTACAGCACTCCGACGCGGGTGGTCGGGCACACCATGTATTACTACAATCCGGCCACGGCTCGCTGGGTCGGCGCCTACACCGACGCTCGTCGGCCGGCGCACTTCGGCACTGGGTATCGGACCTACGCCCAGAGCACGTTCTCGCTTCAACGAACGCTCAGCTACAATCAATCCGGCCGTGATTTGAACGGAAATCTCGTCTACGGCCAGAACCCGGCCAACCGCCGCTAGTCCTCGTCGTCATCGGCCTTGGGCGGGGCAATCTCCCACCAAGGCCGATCCTTCCCTTCTGCCCGATAGTCCTCGCCCTTCGGCCCTGTCAGCGTTTCAGCTACGGTCGCGGCGGCTTGAGGCGAAGATCCCCACCAGATTGCAGCAGTCGACGCCATCCCAGAGATGGGCCCGCCCGGCAGCAGGTTCGCCACGCCAGCCATCAGGCCCGGCTGGAAGATCATCTGGTAGCCAGCACGCACCGCATTGTTTTCCGCCGTGTTTGTGTTCGGGCTATTGCGCCCGGCCCACGCGGAGATGATGCGCTGGAGGTTGTAGAGGAAGTATGCGGCATATGGGCCAGCGGCGATCGAAGTCAGGTCGCGCTCGTATTTGATGCCCGTGAAGAGCTGCACCAGCGGGTCGAACATGCCGGTAAGGCCGGAGCGGGCGAAGGCGCGCTGGAACAGCCACTTCAGCAGATCGTCTTCATCTTCCTTCTCGCGCCACTTCTCCGGATTGAAGATGGCCTCGCGGATGACGGTGGTAAGGAGTTGGCCGGCGAGTAGCACGCCTACGCCCATGGCCGCGTGTCCCGTATGCAGCGCCGCGTTACCGAAGCCATCCGCGTTCTTGATGCGCCGCACATTGCGCACAAGGATGTTGCGGTGGAAGGCCATGGTGAAGGACATAATGCCGTAGAGCGAAGCAACCATGGGGTGGTTCGCCATGATCGGCCGGTCGCTCTTCATCGGCGACTGAATGACCGTGTTAATGAGCCGCACTGAGGCCGTCGCCCATAGGTCAGCCGCCGCGTTGTAGAAGCTGCCGTCCGGCGCCAGCATGTCCTCCGGCGTCGGCAGGCCCTTCAGCCCCTCCAGCCAAGCGAGGAGGTCCGGACGGTCTTCCTTGGCGATGCCCAACTCGTTCAGCTCGGCGTTAGCGAGCGCCTTCCCGCGGCCCTTGCCGGCATCAGTCTGGAGGTGCCGCATGATGATGGCGTGCGCGACCGGGATAGAAGATGCCATCTGGAAGTTGGTCAGCGGGGTCAGCAGCGACTTCTGGAAAAACTTCGCCATGGTGGCCGACATGCCCTTGGTCATCGCGGCACTGTCGGCGCCGATGCGGTTCGCCATCACAGTCTCTCGCATGGCCGACGTTACCAAGCCAATGACGCGGGCCAGCTCGAAGAGGTCTTCCTGCCGGCCGCGGGAGACAAGGGTGCGGATCTGCGAAGCCACGGCGCGGAAGCTGTCCCGCACGTCGCCCGAGCGAAGGCCGGTCACCACAGGCTCGGAGAGGGAGGCGAAGGTGGCGCGGCCAAGCATGGCGATCGTGCCCCAGAACGTGAGGGCGCTGGATGCCTGCTCGCCGAAGCGGCTCGGGTGCCTGAAGCGGCCGGTAGCCGAGTTGACCGCGCGCCGCACAAGTCCGACGTCATAGCCCGTGGCGCCAGCCTTGACCGCTGCCTCAAGCATGTTCTCCAGCTTCTCGCCCTGGGCACCGAAGCGCTTGGCGAATTCAGCCCGCCGGGCCGACGCAAAGGCATAGCCGCTTATCAGCTCCAGCGGGTCGTTCTCCAGCCAGCGCGTGAGGATCTGGTCGGCTTCCTGGGGGAGGATGCGGCCCTTCAGGAAGCTGCCGGTCGGCCCCATCGTGTCGAAGTCGTTGCTGTCCCCGACCATCATGGAGGTGTGCCACTTCTCGGCGGAGTAGACAGAGAACCGGTCCTTCAGCACGTTCAGCAGGCGCTCGTGCAGATCCTCGTAATCGGCCTCTGCCGCCACGATCTTGTCTCCGATGGTGGTGCTGAGCGGATCCTCCTCCGCCTGCTTCTGGAGGCGCTTCAGTTGGGCGCGGGCGGCGTTCCATTCCTGTATCAGCTCCTCGTCGTTCTCGTCGAGGCGCGGCGCGGGGTTCCTCTCTCCCTCTGGTGTAGGCTGGGTGGCGTTGCGCAGGCCCCTGATGACGGTCTTCATGTCGAGGAGCTGAGTGTCGGGATCCTCGTTCTCAGTCACCTCCCTCTGGAACATGAGCGCGTAGACCTTGGTAGCGTCACGCCGGAAGGCCGCGGGGTCGGTGTTGATCTCCTCCTTGTTGGGGATGCGCGGCAGGTAGCTGTCAGCGTAGCCGAGCGTGATGCCGGCGTTCTTCAGGTCATACCAGATGCCCTTGAGGATCTGCCTCAGGTCCGAAGCCAGCGTCCGCATGGCCTGGGTGGTCTGCACGCCCTTCTGCCCGATCAGGAGCGAGCGGAGGGTCTTCGCCTGCTCGTCCGTCATGCGGTCGTGGCGGAAGCCAGCTTTGGCAAGCGCGCCGTCGACCATGCGGAGCCGGCGCTTCGCCGTCACCTCCATGTCCTGCTGGTAGGTGCGCTTCGCCAGTCGCCCGGAGCCTGGGTCGCTGCCGATCTGGTCGGCGATGTTGAGGATGGCGCGCGTAGCCCGCGCGTTGCTCTGGGCATAGGCGGCGGCGTGCATGGATGCCGTCAGGCTATTGAGGTAGTCGGTCCACAGGCCATAGAGCATACTTCCGGCAGTCGAAGCCTTGGCGCGCAGGTTGAAGAAGCGCTTCCATGCCGCCACCATCTCCCGCAGGGCCGCCTTCTCCGCCGCCGCCGTGAGCGCCATGGTGCCCATCTTCGGCAGGCGGAGCAGTAGCGTCTTGTCGGAGTAGATGTCGACGTCTTCCGGCTGCACCGCGGCAGGGTCGCGCCCGAAGAGCGACACGCGGGTCATCGCGTTCTGAAGCTCTTCCATCGCTTGACCGAACGCCACGGCATCGCCGTCCTTCGGGAATGTCAGCTTCAGCCGCTCGTCGACGTTGCTGTCATAGGCCCATCCGCCCTTGGACAGGAAGCCCTGGGGGAGGTCGCTGATGGCGCTTACCGTCCGGCCGACCCAGCTCTCGAAGGCCCGGGCGAACATCTCCGCCGGGTCGACGAAGTAGCCCGTGCCGCCGCTATACTGGTCGTCATACTCCTTCGACGACTTGAAGTAGCGGTTCAGAAGCTCAGCCGGCGGGCGCTTGCCGGCGCGCAGGTTGAACATGATGCGCTGGGCGTTCTTGGCACCTTCGGTCGGCTTTCCGTCCACACCCACCTGGGCCGCCTGCGACTGAAGCTCCAGTATCAGGGCGCTGATCTTGTCCTTTTCGCCATAGAGCGCCTGCATGAGGCCGGCGAAGGCTTCCACCACTGATGCCTGCGGGTTGAGCTGGCGCTGCACGCCGGTCGCGTCCATCTGCCGGGATAGCATCCCCTCCCGCTTGGCAAACTGCACGAGCCAGTTGTCGAGGGCGTGCCCCCACTCGTGCGCGAAGCTGTTGCTCCGGCCTGGGAGGTGGATGGTGCGAGGCTGGCCCGGCCCCCAGGAGAACATGCCGAGCGCACCCACGCTGCGCACGCTCTGGAGTGAGAGGGTGATCGGCTCGCCATTGATCTCCAGCGCCAGCGCCTTCTCCGGCACTTGCATGATATGCGCGAGCATCTGGAGGTTGCGGTAGGCGTCTAGCATCTGGTCGACGGCTTCGACCGGCGTGATGTCGCGCCGCACCTTCTTCACCAGCCGGCCGACTAGGTTCTTCTTCCGGACCTTGATCGTGGGGAGCTGAACGTTGATGCCGAATTTGTCCTTCAGCATCTTTGCCAGAACGCGGATCTGCTCCTCGATCGGCATGTTGTTGGCTTCGCCTGGGTCGATGCCGGCGTCACGGAAAGCGGCGCCGTAGACCGATGCCCGGTTGGTGAAGCTGAAATTCAGGAAGCGCGGGGAGAGGCGGCCCCTCGGCTTGCGGCCGGTGGTGTCCCCGATGTCCTGTGCCGTGTTAATTTTCGGCGCCGGCTCCGCGTCGGTGTCAGCGGCATCTCGCGGGCCACCGAACGGCATGGTCGGGTTATCGTAGCCGCGCATCCACTCGCTGAAGTCGGTGATGTGGGTGATGCCCTGGGCGCGCAGATCCTTCGGGCTCGGTTTGGGCTCGCCTGCCTTGGCCGCCGCTTGGCCCTGCTCAAACATCTCCTTGCTCTTGGCTTGGCGCGCGGCCTTCACTGGCGCCGATGCCTCCGCCCTGACTTCTGCCCGCTCGTCGCGCTCCTCGTCGGTCAGCTCTGATGTCGGGGTGCGCTTCGGCTCGTCAAACAGGTCACGCCGGTTCTCCGGATCCCCGAAGAGGCCGTCGTCGTCCATCGGCTTGCTACCGCCGCGCTTGGCCTCTTGCTGCTTGCGCTCCGCACGCTCCCGGTCGGTAATCTGCTCGGCGCCGGGGATGACGAGCTGCTTGCCCTCCGGAGTGAGGTCTACGCGCCCGCCCTCTTCGGTCCCGGTGCGGGCGGGGCGAGGTCCATAAAGTGAGGTCATCCTCTCTTCGGCCCGCTGCCGATACTGAGCGGCTGTCAGTGCCGGGCCGGAACCCCAATCCGAACCAAGGGCGAATGACACAGATGGGAAGTCCGGCCCTTTGGAGAAGGCATCGTCGAACGCCTGCCAGACTACCGGCGCTGGCCGCCTGTCGGGGGTGTAGCTGGCTGGCGCTTGGCCTCCATCATCTCCGCGTTCGCCAGCACCCGGCTCGCCGCCGTCCTCTGCTGGTTGCTCGTCGATGGGTCGTCCAGTATCTTCCGTGCCCGCTCGCGCACCATCGCCAACATCGTCATTGAGGTCGAAGCCTGGGATGTCCCCGAAGGCGTCGATGACGTCGGATCCTGCTTCTGCATTTAGGATGCTCCTTACCATCTCGCGCTCGATTGCCTGCTCAACCGATCCGCCGTGCCGCTCCAGATGCCCGATAACTGCCTCGCGCTCAGCAGGGTCGAGGTTCAGGCCGAAGGTCGTCACAGTCTCGTCAACCGCCGCCTGCACCACCTGTCGGCGCTGCTCCCCGGTGCTCATGTCCTGCTCCGGGTCGACGATCGTATCTACCGCGCCAAGGATGGGGGCCGGCCGCGTCTCCTCGTCGCTTACGCGCTGGGCGGCTTCCCAATCCGCCCGCACTTGGGCCGCCATCTGCTGGTCAGCCATCGGTAGGGTGCGGCCATGGGCCTCGTCGATTATGGCGTCAAGCATGGCCTGATGGTCGAAGTAGTAGCCACTCTCCGGAATGATGCCGCGAAGCTCGGGGTGATCGTCGGTGGGGATGGTGTCGAGGCCCCGGCCGCCCTTCTTGAACAAGCCGGGGTGGGTGTGCGGAGTGATGCCGGCGTTACGCAGCTCTGCGGCATCCGCGCTGGTCGGGTCGATCCGGATGTTCCTCTTGCGCAGGAGGTAGGCCAGCGGCTTGCGCTGCGGCAGGGGAGGCTCCTTGCCGGCGGCGATAGCTTGCTCCTCCCCTTGCGTCACCTCGATCGAGGGCGGCGGTGGGGCAGTCTCGTCGATGGGTGGGACCAGCGCAGGAGTGCGCGCACCTTCGGCCACGGGCGGGGCTGGCGGTAGGACGGGCAGCGCGGGCGGCTCGGGCGGCAGGGAGGGCGGAGCAGGCGGCGGCGGCGGGCCTGCACGCTCCTCCTCTTCCTGCTGCTGAAGCGCCTGAATGAGCATGTCCCCGATGGAAGCCGGGGTGGCAGGCGGAGCGGGTGCTGCCGGAATAGCTGGAGGTGCGGGGGTGGCAGGCGGAGGGGTGGCCGCGCGTGCCTGCGGCTTGAGCGCTTCAACCGCGGCCTGTCCAACCTCAGTCGGGCCCCCAATGGCAAGGCCGCCGATGGCCTCCGCCAGCACGTCGCCCGGGCTGCCACCAGCCAGCGCCTCTCCAGCCGCGCCCATTGCCGGGTCGACGGCAGTAGCCCCAGCTATCGCCGCCGGCTGCCGCGCGATGCCGCCCCTGCTGGCCCACTTCGCCAGCGCACCAGTGGCGCCGCCGCTTAGCGCATCGAACGCGCCGATGATGGTCGCAGCCTTGGCAGCATCGGCCACCATGGCTTCCAGTGCGCCCGGATTGGCCGTGAGAAAGGCACCTACCGCTTGCGGGTTAGCAGGATCCACGCCAGCGCTGCGAAGCGCATCCTCGACGCCAGCCGTGACACGGGAGGAATATTCCGTCCCGCCGCTCGTAAGTCCTGCCGCCGCTGCCGCCCCGCCCGGTCCCGCCGCCGAGCCAAGGACCGCTGCCACCATGGTAGGGAGCGAAACCGGGAGGCTTCGGACGCCGAACGTGCGAGCCACGCCCAGCGGATCTTTACCCGTGGCCGAAAACGTCTCGCCCCAAGTCTCCGCACCCATGGCCTCCTTTGCCGCCGGATTGATTGGGATTTGAGCAATCTCGGCATTGCCCTGCAAAATATCGGGCATGACTTCATTGACCAGTTTGGCGCCGCGGGCCACCAATTCATCCTTCCGCACGGCCGCCTCGTCCGCGTCGGCCTGGGGCACGTCGAAGCCTAGCTCTCGCGCCAAGGCAATGCCCTCGGAGATGTCTCCCGCTCGCTGGAGCTGCTTGGCGCCGCCGGCCGCAACCATCCCTTCCGGCACCATGCCGAGCTGGATCATTCCGGCCTTCCAGTCCCCCTCGAACGTGTCGGCTGTCGGATTGAACGGCGCCCCTACGTCAGTCATCACCGCCGGCCCTTCCGGCTTGCGGCTGAGGGCGATGGCTGCCTGCATCGGGTCGGCAGGCGGCTGGTAGATCTCCCCGGGGATGGGCGAGACTTCCGGTGCTGGCGCCATCGGCACGCCGGCATAGGGCGGAATGACGCGCTGGAGCGGATCTGGCTGGGCCGGCGGAGATAGCGCCTGAATGAGCATGTCGCCCAGCTCCGGCGCTTCAGTCATCATCGGCTCGGGCGGCAGGGAGGTAATGAGGTCGGCGAAGAGCCCCCCGCGACGGGGTGCACTCGCCTGCGGGATCAGATCGTCGAACATGCCCATTAGGGTTTGAAGTCCTCTGCCCTGTTCGGGGTCTTGCCGAGCATCCGCATCACCAGCGCCGCAAGCCCTGTATCGTCATACTTCATCCCGACGTTCGGCGCACTAAGCACGAGCGGCTGGTCATAGGTGGTGGGATGGGTCCAGGGAAACGGGCGCTTGGCCTTGAGCGAAGGGTCGGCCCAACGGTCTTCGACGTCATAGGCTTCCATCTCGCCCTGGGTGTCGAAGTAGCCCTCAAAAAGCTCGTCCTCTGTCGGCATGGCGAGGAACGGGTCGCGAAGCTTCTGCTCCAGCGTCATGTTCCCCTTCTTCTGCTTCATCACCTCGCTCAACAGCTTGGCGTCACCCGGATATGTGCCTTGCTCGAAGCCCTCGGCGTTCTGGATGGCGTGCTGATACTCGTGCAGCACCGTCCGCATGGCCTCTTCACTGGAAGGCATTTCCTCCGCGACCGCCACCTCGTCTTTATCGTAATCGTATGCCCCGGCTACTCCGGGCGGCAGGCTGTTGGTGATGCGGAGCGGGTGGGCATCGAGGAAGCCGGGCATGGCCTTCTCCAGCTCTGGGTGCACCAGCTCCCCGTTTTGTAGGCTGGCGCCGCTGTCATCAATCTCGCGCCGCCATTCCCCGTCCGGCCCGCGCCACCACCCCGTCTGGCCGTAGTTGGTCGGCGCCCCGGCACCAGCCATGTCAAGCGCCTTGGCGATCATCAGCGCGAGGCCCTTCCCCTCCGCCTCCTCGCCGACCACCATGGCCGTCCGGTTGGGGTCTGGTGCAGGCTTCGGCCCTTGCGGGATAAGGTCGGCGAAGCGGCTCATATCCTGAAGCCTCCCATCCCGAGATAGGCCACGATAGCCGCCGCGACCATGTAGGCCACCGTGAGCGCCACCGTGAAGCGGGTGATCTTTTTCGCCAGCGGCCGCTCAGTCCCGTAGCCGTAGCGGGACGGGTATTTCATGTCCGGATGCTTCTTCACAGCCCGCTCGTGTCGATGCCCATGCCCTTCAGCCGCTCGATGACTGCGGCGGTGGGCGCCCCGGCCGCAATGGCGTCACGCGCCTCCTGAAGGATCGCCGCCGCCTCGTTCCCCACGCCTTGGTCTGGCGTCTTGATGCCCGTAAGCCTGCCGGGCACCGTCTCTTCGTCCCCGGGCCACCAGCTATCGGTGGTCACAGGCTCGGTGCGGTTCTGGTTGCCCGACTGGAGCGCGTAGGCGATGGCCTCGTTCTCGTTCATGCCGCCGGCAACCATCTGGTCGACCTGGGCCACGATGTTCATGGCGACGGCGCGGTCCTCGTCGGTGGTGGTGTCCTTGTCGGGCAGGAGCGCGTTGAGCAGCGTGGTCCGGCCGCCAGCGGACAGGGCCGGCACTTTCTCGTCACCACCATCGACGCCGAAGAGGTCGTCGGGGAAAAACTCGTCGGCCAAGCCGGACATGATGCGCGACTGGTTGCTGGACATGCCGGGTGTGCCGGCGCCGATCAGCAGCTCCATCGCCCTCGGGTCGATCATCTCCTCCGGCGCCGCACCGCCGCCGCCGACCGGGGATGAAACGGCTCCGGCCGCCCACTCGGGAAGACTGCCGCGGTGATAGTCCGGCCCCCATGCCCGGTCAGCGCCGACATCGAAGTGCAGGCTGTTGTCGTATACACCGATCCCCTTGAAGCCTGCCGCGCGTGCCTTGGCAATGAGGGCAGTGCGCTCCTCGTCGCTCATGCCGCGCGTGCTCACGTCGAAGGCATTGCCGTGAATGTGCTCGCTGCCCTTGGCTCCGCCGACCGCCGCGTTGTGCTCCGGATCCCGGTAGCCGCTGGTGATTTCTAGCGGCCCGACCACGCCTTGCAGGCGCTCTAGCGCGCTTTGGGCGTTCGGCTGGATGCCGCGCATCCCGTTCGTGAAGGCATCGAAGCCACGCTCTGCCAGCGCCGCCTCTGCGGCCCGGTCGTCGCCCGCGATCTTCTCCCGCCCGGCGACGTTCATGCCCGTCTGGTCAAGCGCGTTCGCCAGCGTAGCGCCCAACCCGGAGAACGTGCCGCCGGCCGTCTGGGTGCCGGTGCCCACCGCCAGCCGATCGGCCTGCATTGGGCTGTAGCCGGATCCCGGCATGGACGCGATGGAAGAGGCCACGCCCGGCGCCACCCGCCCGAATTCTCCGCCGGCCTGAAGCGCCGCCACCATCATCCCGGCGAGGTCTTGGTCATCGCCCATCGTGCCGATGTTCTCTCGGTAGCGGCGCGTGTCGTTCTCGTTCCCGGCCTTGGCCGCGTAGTATTCCGCCGACGCCACATCCTGGGGGCTACCGCCTAGGAAGCTGTCGACGAGCCCCCCAAGCCCGCTGGCGAAATAGGGGTTGTTGAAGAGCTGGCCGCGCATCAGTAGAGCCCGCCTTCCGCGATGGTGTTGATCTTCGGGTTCGGCATCCCCTTCGGCTTGCGCTTCAGAATGTCGCCGATGCCGCCCGCCCCGGCCCGGCCGGCCCGCTGCCCGCCGATGCCTGAGGCAAGCTGGCCGCCCAGGATAAGGATGTCGCCTATCGGGCTGTCGCCGGCCGTCACATCAGCCGCCGGGATGCCCGCCTCCCTCTGAGCCACGCCTGCCGAAGCGCGCCGGTTGACGCCGGTCGTCGAGATGCGGCCGCCGGCCCGGTCGATTTGGTTGTTCGCCCCGCTGAATTCGCCACCGATGGCGCTGAGCATGGCGATGGCTTCGGCTACGGTATTGGTCCTGGCGCGGCTCTCCTTCTGGTAAGGCTTGGCCGCCGCGTTCACCGAGGCGTTCTCAATCCGCTGCGGCGCCGGATCCTCGTTGTAAGCGGCGGCGGCCTGGGTGATCTCGTTCGTCGGCGCCCGCACCGTATCCTGGGCGCGGAGGAGCGCTGCTGCCGGGTCTGCCTCGAAGAGCGCCTTGGCGACGTCGGCCGCCTGCTGCTCCTCCATGACGCGCTGCCGCTCTGCCTCCTGCTGCCGGGCCTGGGCGTTGATCTCCTGTGCCTTCCGGTTCTGCTGGTTAGTCTCCTCGATCGCCCTGTTCTGGGAGTTGGCGTTCATCATAGCGCCGCCGGTCGAGGCCGCCGTGCCCGCCGCCATCAGTGCCAGTGTTACCGGGTCGCACACGCTCTCTCTCCTAGCTGATAACTCGGCTCTGGTCGCGATTGACCGTTGAGCCGCCGCGGGCCACCCGCTGAATGTTGCCCGTCTGGATGCCCTGTTGCAGCCTCCCGATGCCCTGTGTGAAGCCGATCAGGGTGTTCTCCAGAGGATTGAGGTCAGGGGTGTCCTTGGCGAAGGTCGAGAGGTTGGATAGCGCCGAATTCAGCGCGGCCGTCGCGTCACCGCTGGAGCGGAGCTGGCTCTCAATCTGCGAGCGCTGCTGGTTGTAGCCCGTCTCCGCCGCCGCCACGTCACGGCCGATGTCCGCAATGATGCCGGCCTTCTTCAGGCCGAAGCCCTCCGCCAGATCGGCGGCCTTCTTCTTCGCGGTCGTCGAGACGGTCTGGCCGGCGCGGCTAAGGGAGTAGATCAGCTCCTCCTTCGCGTTGGCGTTCTCCTTGTCCAACTGCGGCACGTAGTAGTCCGTGGATGCCTTGCGCCGGGCGTCAAGGATGGGGTCGACGCCGCCATATGTCTTCCCCTTGCCGAGCGTAGTCAGCTCCTTCAGCATCTTGGAGAATTGGTCCCCAGCGGGAGCGCCGGTCGCCACCGTCTTCATTGGGGTGGCGCGCGATCCCTTGTTGTGCGGATCCGCACGGCTCCCTGTGGCAACGTCCCTGCCCACGCGCCCGCCCCAGCGGTTCACGTAGTAGCCGTCCGGCGTCTTCCTGTAGCCTGGGAGCAGGCCAACGGGCTTGCCGGTGGAAGACGTGTTGGCCGCCGCCGCTATCTTCTTCGTGCCCTGCGGGGCCGGCGTCCACTTGGTGCCGTCATCGAGGTGGTAGGTCTGCTTGGGGTCATACGCCCCCTTCGCCTTGACCGGAGCGCCCGGCGCCGTGCCGCCCTCGAAGACCGCCGCAATCTGCTTCATGCCCAGGTCGATGCGCTTCTTCCGAGCCTCTTCTTCCGTGCGGGCGCGCTTGGCTTCCTCCATGCTGAAGTCTTGGAAGCTCGTATCCACCTCTGGCTTGCTACCGCCGCACATGGCTTATTCCTTTGTCCATGCGAAGACGATGCAGTCCTCGCCGTTCTTGCCGTAGGCAGGGAGCGTCTGCTCCTCTTTGGCGCCGAGCCACTTGAGCCACCTATGCGTATCCACATGGTCGACCGGTGAAATGCACCCGGCCCGTGTTGCCCCCGCGTTCTCGATTGCCGGCATCATAAACCGCCGCGCATGTTTCGTCACCGTGGATAGGATCCGCGCGTAGGCGTCGGTCCCGAAGCCGAAAAGGGTCCACACGCCCTCGGCGATCGGATAGCCGCCGATGATCGCCGCCGGCACGCCGTCATGGTAGCCGGCCCACATGAAGCCCCGCTTCTGGAAGTAGAAGCCGGCGAGGTCGGTCGGGTCATCATTCGGCCAGCGCATGAACATCTCCTGCCGACTGCGCTCGCGCATCCTCTGGCAGACATAGTGGATCTCGGCAAAGGACGGCTCTGCAAACATCATTTCTCCTCCCCGACGCCGCCCTCATAGAGCACGATGATTTGCCCGAGGATGGCCTTCTCCGCGGTCGAATTGGTGAGGCGCAGGGCCATGTGGCTGCACTTCGCCTCATAGGGGATGATGCCGGTGTTGCAGAACGTCGAGTTGGTGAAGGTCGCCACCGTCTCCCAGGCGATGTTCTGTGGGTTCAGGCTCGCCTCCAGCGTCCATGTGCCGACGCAGGCAATGTCGAAGCCGGTGATCTGCTTGATACTTGACGGTCGCCCCATGTCCATGTGCGGGGTGATGACTTCGACCGCCGACGTATCATAGGTGCCGGTGTCGGTGCCCCCGTAGAAGTAAACCTCGTCGGCGAAGTTGCGCAGCACGATGTCATCGCGGATGGAACAGGCATCCCCGCACCAGCGGCCCTTCGCGACGCCGTTCTTGGTGGTCAGGTTGGCCGGCGTCGGGGTCGGCATGTCGAAGGTCGACCACGCTCGCACCTTGGCGCTCGGGTAGTTGGAGAGGACGTAGACCTTCTCCTTAAGGAAGAGCCAGAACTGACCGCTGCCGCCGTGCACGACGCCTATGGCCGTGTGGAAGAAGTCGTTGGCGTTCTGCACGCTGCCATCGGTCGTCTCGTTCGGCGCGTCAGCCACGTTGAGGGCAGTCTTGATGAGCGCGTCGATAGGCGAGCCCACGTCGCTCACCTTGGCGAAGTTGGAGCTGTCCCGTGCCTGCATCGAGCGGATGCCGCTGCGGCTGAGGAAGAGCACGTCGCCGTCCCCGTAGCCGGTCACTGAGCGGGCGCCGTTCGTCTGGCTGCCAAGGAGAGAGTTGGGGATGGTGCGGAGATACTGGTTCTGGGCGAAGCTGGCGTCGACGTCCCAGAATTGCGTGCCCTTCTGGCCGCACACGAGGAGCTGCCCGAAATACTCCCCGAGCTGATAGACGGTCCCGATGGGGAGGCCCTGACTGCGCACGTCGATCGAGCCCGAGCCGGTGCCGGCCATGTCGCCTGGGTCGCCTACCGCCGATGCCTTAAAGGTGTTCCCGCCGCCGTTATAGCCCTTATCCTTCAGCACGGCCATGGCCATGAAATTGTTGTTGGCGGTGATGTGAGTTTCCGCGATCGGCTCTCCGTTGTCGGTGAAGGTGTTGGAGATCTGCACCTCAATCTGCTGGTTGTCGTCGGGGGTGAAGGTGGGGGTCTGGTAGCTCTCGACTACATAGACGTAATCGCCGGAGGGGCAGGCTGCGTTGACCCGGAAGCATGAGCCGAAGCCGGCGCCGAGCGCGACGGTGGATTTCATCGCCCATGCATGGAGCATGGGCTTGGTCGACACGGCCATTCGCATCGCCAGTGTGCCGGCGCCCGCCACCCATCCGGTGCTGGGCAGGCTGTTGTGCCGGTGCCGGAAGATCACGGCGTCGTTGCGGTTGCCTACCTGCCACGGGCCGGCGATCTTGCCCTTGTAGTTGGCGGTCTGCCCGTAGGCGGTCAGGGCGGCGTGAATGACGAAAGCCTTGCGCTTCTCGATCTCGCCGCCTTCGTTGATGAAGGCGTTGTTCAGCGTGCGCAGGCTGCCCGGCGGTGCGGTGTCGTGCGAGCGGCGGAGGTCCAGGCCGTTCGCGAAATTCTCAATGACGAATTGGGCCATGTCACCACGGGGTTCCGGGCGGGATGTAGTCGACGCCGGCCCTTGGCAGGTAGAGGCCCGGGCGGGTCGCTAGGTTCGGCACGGGCTGTTTGATGCGGTTGCGCTTCAGGAGGTCGGCAATCCGCATGGACGACTGCGCGCGGAGGGTGGCGGCCGTCTCCTTGTCGCTCTTCTCGATCAAAGCGGCGGCCGTCTCCAGCACCAGCACGTCGCCGTCCAGCACGCACCCGTCCGTGTCTTCGACCATGTTGCCGGCGGTGCGGTCGCCCGTGAAGCGGATGGTCTGCTCCACGTTGCCGATCGGCCACGTCTCGACGGCGTAGGGGTCGCTATCCCAGATGGCTTCATATCGCCTGATCGGGGTGTCGCGGTCATCAGGCCCGAAGGTAGAGCGCTCGGCGGCGCCTATGCCCGACGCCATCGGCAGCCACTCGTCGCCGTATAGGCACCAGATCTCCAGCACGTTGGTATAGACCGCCATGCCGACCGGGATGGCCGCCTCGTTCGCGTCGGCCGCGATCACCACCTCCTCTTCA